ATAAGATTAACAGCTGGTGGTACTCAAAAATCAATTTCTATAGTTCCAAGAGATATTTCTGAAGGAGATATAGCTATGACTATAACGGAAGACGGCACAAACATTAGTGAAACGCTGACAACCATAAGCAGTTTAGAAACACAAAATTACACTATTGTAAGCTTTATACCTACTATCCTTAAAGATGAAAATTCTTATTATATAGAATTGACTAGGGGTGGAAATTTATGGTATAGAGACAAAGTTTATGTAACATCTCAATTAAATGATGAAATTATACATACATTAAATACAAATAAGTATACGGAATACGATGCTGGTTCTGAAGACGAATATATAGTAATATAATATGGAAAATAAAAATATTAGAGTAGTCAACTTATCTGGTTATGAAATACCAGAAATAAAAGAAGTCTACGGAAAAGACTGGGTTCAATACGGAGATAATAATGATTACTTTGATGAACTTATAGATAAATACTTAGGAAGTCCTACAAATGCTAGATGTATAAATGGTATTGTAGATATGATTTATGGTAGAGGATTAGAGGCTACAGACAGTGAAATAAAACCTGAGATGTATGCAAAGATGAAAATGCTCTTAAAACAAAAGGATTTAAGACGTGTTGTAAACGATTATAAGATGTTAGGTCAATCTGCTGTTCAAGTGGTCTATAACAAGCAGAAAACAGCCATTGTGAAGGTGTTACACTTTCCTATGGAGACTCTTAGAGCAGAAAAAGCCAAAAAAGGCCAAATAGAGGCTTATTACTATCATCCTAAGTGGTGTGATATAAAACCTAGCGATAAACCTAAAAGAATACCTTCTTTTGGTAATGGTTCTAAAAAAGAAGTTATAGAAATATATGTATTCAAGCCATATAGGTCAGGATTTTATTACTACTCTCCAGTAGATTATCAATCTTGTTTACAATATGCAGAACTAGAAGAAGAAGTAAGTAATTATCATATAAACAACATAAAGAATGGATTACAACCTTCTTTATTAATAAATTTTAACAATGGAGTACCTAATGAAGAAACTCAAGAGCTTATTGAACATAAAATATATGATAAGTTTAGTGGCTCTTCAAATGCAGGTAAATTCATACTTACTTTTAATGAGTCTACAGAAACTCAAGCAGATTTACAACCTATTCACTTGCCAGATGCTCATGCACAGTATCAGTTCTTGGCTGACGAAAGCAGGGAAAAAATAATGCTTGGTCATGGTATTGTTTCTCCTATATTATTAGGTATAAAAGATAATACAGGGTTTGGAAATAATGCAGAAGAACTTAGAACTGCTTCTATCCTTATGGACAATATAGTTATTAGACCATTTCAACAAAACATTATAGATGGTTTAGATGAAATACTTGCATTTAATAAAATATATTTAAGCTTGTACTTTGTAACTCTACAACCAATAGAATTTACTGAATTGGATAATATTTCTACTAAAGTTAAGAGAGAAGAAGAAACAGGAGAAAAATTAAGTTCACAAGAAGAATTAGATTTATCAGATGAAGGTGCAGAAGACCTATACACTCAATTAGAGGTATTAGGAGAAGTTGTTTCTGATGAATGGGAACTTGTACATAGTGAAGCAGTAAATGATGAGAATGAAGAGTTTGATTTAACTAAACTAAGTGTATCAGAGGATGACGCTAATCCTGATAAAAGGTCAAGTCAAGATAATTCTGGATATAAAATAAGATATTCTTATGGTCCTGTAAGAAACTCTGATAAAAGTAGAGTGTTCTGTAGACAAATGGAATCTCTTACAAGTAAAAACTTAGTATTTAGAAAAGAAGACATTACTCTTATGTCTTTTAAAGGACTAAACAGTGAATTAGGGCATAACAAGGGTAAGTATAACCTCTTTAAATTTAAAGGAGGTAAAAATTGTCATCATTTCTGGGAGAGAAGAGTATACAAAAAGAAAGTAACACCAAATACCGAAGTTGAAGCTTCAGATGCTGTACAAGACGGATTTAAGGAACCAAACAATCCTCAAGAAGTCGAAGTTAGACCAGTAGATATGCCAAACAGAGGTGCTTACCCAAAAACTAAATAATTATGGCACAGAAAGCACTCTTTATAACAATAAACGACTTAAAAAGAAAATCTATAATAGATGGAAATGTAGATGCTGATAAACTCATACAGTTTATTGAAGTAGCTCAAGATACTCATGTTCAAAACTATTTAGGAGGATTACTCTATAAAAAATTACAAGCTTTGATATTAGCAGGTACTATAGATGATGCTGTTAATGCTGATTACAAAACATTATTAGATGATTATGTAAAACCTATGCTTACTTGGTTTACACAAAGTTCCTACCTTCCTTTTGCTATGTATCAGATTAGCAATGGAGGTGTATTTAAACATAGAAGTGAAAACTCAGAAACTATTTCATTAGAAGAAATGAGAATGATGTTGGCTAAAGTTACTGAAACAGCAGAATTTTACACTAGAAGATTTGTTGACTACATGGATTATAATAGCACTTTATATCCAGAATATGTATCTTCTACAAATGGAGATATGTACCCTGATAAAGATGTTAATTTCAATTCTTGGGTACTTTAATGAAGAGTAAAAAAATAAAAACATATAAACCTAAAGAAAGTAATGTGGCTAAGTTAGATACTTTCTTACAAAAATTAAATAAAGATGGCTACACTTTCAGGAAATAAAATAAAAAATACATATCAGTCACTTGTAAAGTTTTCTGATAACGGAAATATAACAGTTGGTGCAAAACAATTAACTGATGGTTTTGGTAATAACTCGCCTATGTTTGTATCTACTACACAAGTAGGAATAGGGGTAACACCAGAATCAGGATTAAACCTTCACGTCTTTGGAGACGCTAAAATAGGTAGTAATTTAACAGTCATTGGAAACCTAGTAGTTGAAGGAAGTACTACAACAGTAGGAACAGATACATTAACAGTTAAAGACCCATTAATTGTATTAGCAAACAATAATACAGCATCAGACGCAGTTGACATAGGTTTTTATGGCAAATATACTCCTTCTGGTACTACACTATACTCAGGGCTGTTTAGAGAAGCTCTAACAGGTAAATATAGGTTATTTAAAGGATTAGAAACTGAACCTACTACAACAGTAAACACTAGTGGAACAGGATATGCACAAGCAACCTTAATTGCAAGTTTAGAAGGAAATGTAACAGGTAATCTTACTGGTAATGTTACAGGAGGTACTATTTCAGGTACTACAGGAACATTTAGTGGTAATGTAGATATTGATGGCACATTAGATGTAGATGATGTAATAAGTGTTGAGGGTTCTGCATTTGGTAGAATAGAAATAGGAGGAGCTTCAGGTGGCTATATAGATTTAAAAGCACCTAACTCTGATGACTATGATTTAAGAATAATTACTAGTTCTGGTGGTAATGAAGTAACTACAGCTACAGGTGACTTAATATTTAATACAGCAGAAACATTAGCTTTAACAATAGACACTTCACAAGACGCTACATTTCAAGGAGATATAATACTTTCAGGAACAGTTGATGGTAGAGATGTTGCTACAGATGGAGCTAAGCTAGATGGAATAGAATCTGGTGCAACTGCTGACCAAACTGCTGCTGAAATTAAAACTGCTTATGAAAGTAATGCAAATACTAATGCTTTTACAGATGCTGATGAAACTAAGTTAGATGGTATTGAAGCGAGTGCTGATGTAACTGATGCTACTAATGTATTATCAGCAGGAGCAGTAATGACTAGTGGAAATCAATCTATTTCTGGTGTAAAAACATTTAGCAATCAAGTAACAATTCCTGCTACACCAAGTGCAAGTACAGATGCAGCTTCTAAAGGATATGTAGATGCAGCAGTAGAAGGGCAAGATACATTAGCTGAAATACTTGCTATAGGTAACACTACAGGAGGAACTGATATAGCTGTAAGTACAGGAGATGATATAACTTTTGCAACAGATAGCAAAGCAATATTTGGAGCAAGTAATCAATTACAAATATATTATAACGATACTACA